TCGACCTGGTCGACAACCGATAATTTAAAAGTCAGTGTGTAATCACGCTGACTGCGCTTCGTGCCCGTATCCATTGCACCTTCCTGAAAAGAAGTCAGAAGGTGTAAACCTTATTCAGGACGGGACAGCAGCCACAAAAAAGCCCGACACGATGGCCGGGCTTTTTCACTGACAGAAATCAGTAAATCTTAGTAACTATCACGCTCTTAGGGATCATAGACCCCTTATTGAAGTCCTGTGCGTAGGTGACGATCACGTCTGCTTTGATCTCCGCGTCAGTGCTAGCCTTACCTGGCTCCAGCCCATCGTTAAAGTACAGCGACAAGCGCTTGTTCTCAGCGACTGATGGCAATGTTGCTTTCCATCCGCCAGAAGTCTTGTCGCGATCCAAGACTCGGATCTGAACGACTGTATTTTCGTACTTCAAGTCAATGTCGCGCACGCGAAAGTCAGGCTGTGCCGGCGCGTCTCTAGCCGCTTCATGAGAGAAGGCTACTGCGGAGACCTTAGACTCTCCTGCATGAATACTGCCTCCATTCTCGCCTGAAGCAGGCCGAACGAAGTCCAACGCAGCCTTGACGACTTTCTTCTTGTCGCCACTCATGGAAGCCGCAACAGCGGTAGCCAGGTGTTCCTGGGATACCCCAATAGCGTCAGCGCCAACATTGATAATAATGTTGTTGTTGGCTTGAATACTGGGCGTATCGCTCTTGGTGAATGTGTCGTATGCCGTGATCGCCGTGCTTGCAATCAGCAGCACAGCAATGGAAGCCAGCCCTCCAACCGCAGCAATTTTCGTCGCTCTTCCCATTTTCGTCTCATTCAGCCATTTCACGAATTTTTCCTTTTCTTCCTCGGTGAGGAAGGAAAGCGTCAGTTCGAGAATCTCCTTGAGGCTACCAGACTCGATCTTTTCAACCTTCAGTTCATGAAGGTCAATGGCGGTTCCGCTTAGGTTTCCCAAAAAAAGCGGAACTTTTGCTGCAATTTTTTCTAACGCAAGCAGCGACCTAACCAGCTCATCGATAGGAACCGGAAGCTTAGTCTCAAAATAAAAAGAAAGTGGCAGGCTGTATGTTATTTGATCAGTCAATGGGTGCTCTCCATGCGAGAGCACGAATTTACAGTATTGAGTCTGATATTTTCCATGGCTATTCGACACCATCGGCAATAAAAAACCCGACGAAGTGGCCGGGCTTTGTCTGTGGTGTCGCGCTTGAAAAAGCTGAACACGGTGCCATGAAAACAGGTGTTTATCCGGCAGGAAAGAACTTTTTACGCCGCGATACGGATCTCCTCTACCGCACAGTCAATCCATGCAACACCGGCCTTGATCAGCTCCCTGGCTGAACGCTCCGACATCCTTGCCGATTCACCAACCCGCACCATCGTCCACTTCGCGCCGAAGTAAAGCCAAATGAAATTGCCCATCTGCTCGTCCCTCTGAGCGAGCCTGGCCACCGCGCGATCAACTACCAACGCAACGTCATCCGTGACGCAGTAGTTCTTGATGCCACCCTCGCTCACGTTGTTGTCCCGGATCAGCGCATAAAGCGGGGAAACGTAGTTCGGCACGCCCATCCCATCCATTCGCCACCAGCCCCACTGCTCGAGCAGGTACTCCGTGTCGCCCAAAGGCTTATCAACATACGTTCGCTTCTTCATGCAGCCTTCCTCGGATCTGGATCACTCAAGCCAAACAGGTCACGCAGCAACCGGTCAGCGGGTTTGTTCTTGGCGTTACCTTCGATCAACCAACGTTGGCCGAAGTCGTGGAAACCAATTGCGGCACGACTGCCGTGCCAGCTAGCGACCATGTCCAACAAGTAAGCCAATGCGTTCGGCCCACCGACTTTGACCTTGGCCAGTTCCTCACCGGCGATCTTCAGGAAGCGCCGTTCCAAATCGCTCATACTTTTGCGCGGCAATGCCGCTGCCACGTTACTCATTGCCGTCTCCTGGCTGCTGGTTTGGGGTGCCCTGGGTGTCGCTTTGACCTAAAAACCTCCTCCTCGGAAGTGGATACTTATTACCGCTGGAAGCCTCGCTGCGCATGGTCTCCACCCCAATGCCCTCGCTCTGTTGTCTCGCGAATGTCTCGTTGTGCAATGCTTCAAATCCCCGTTGGTCGAGCCATGCGTGCCACATTTCCAGCGCCTGCCGCTTTAGCTGCTCGGCGGACGTGTGGATGTAGGCCTGATCCAGATCCTTCATCGCGTGGTTCAGCAGGAGCTCACCGACCATGTAGTCGACGCCCAAATCAGTCCACGCCGTCCGGGCTACCTTGCGCAGGTCGTGGCTGGACCACTCGCCGTTGGCCATGTACTTGAATATCGTGCTGGCCTTCGTTGCGCTGAGTGCCCGGCCCGAACTTCCGGGGAATAGGAACTGCCCGGCGTATCCCTTTGCTTGCTGGACGCGGCGGTAGCGCTCAATCAGCGCCGTCGCCTGGGTGGTCAGCGGCAGCGTGTGCGCCGCCTTGGTCTTGGTGTCCACCGCTGGAATGAACCACTTGCCGGTCTCGGTGTTGACGTTCTTCCAGCGGGCCAGGCGGGTTTCACCGAGCCGGGTACCGTGGCAAAGCATCAAGCCAGCCAGGACGCACCCTGCGGGCAACTCGTCGAAGCGATCCGCCAGCAGTTCCAGCAGGCCCGGGACGTCGTCGCTGTGCAGTCTCGCGGCCTTCGCCTTGATCTTGGTCCGCACGAAGTCGGTGAACTCCAGCCCGGCCAACGGATTGACCGCCAGCAGGTCGAGCCGGTAGGCCTGCCGCACCGCCACGCCCAGCACGCCCCAAACCGATCGCACGAAGGACAGCGCGTACCGCTCCTGCATCGGCATCAGCAGCAAACGGTCAATGGCAGGCCTGTTGAGTTCAGCCAGTGCCAACTGCCCCAACCGAGGATGCAGGTGTCGCTTCAAGGCTGACTTGGCGCTGGCCTTGCGCTTTTCAGACAGTGACCTGTCGCGAACCATGCGGTCCTGATACCAGGTCAGCAGTTCGCCCATCGTTGACCAATTGGTGGCTGTGGACTTCGACGCCGGATCCGCTGACCTTCGTGCAAGGATGGCCGGCAGCGTGGCCAGCATCGCCTTGGTGCTGATCCCTGGATAATCGCCGGCCTTGCCCCACTTTCCAGCAACTACGACGTGCCAGGCGCCGCGTGTGCGGTCCACGGTCGAATATCGGAAGCGCAACTGGCGGTACCGGGGGTCGCGCAGCTGACGCACGTCGCTACCTTGGTGCCGGCGAATCTCCGCATCGCTTAGGGAGACCGAGAGGGTTTTCGGGGTGAGCGTCATGACCGAGCCCTCCCCTTGTACTGGCTGGCAAATGGTCGGCCCATTTCGACCTCTTCGTTGCTCGGCTGGCGATTGCCCGCGAAGTTAACGAAGCGCGCGTACTGGCCCTGCTGCTGCACCAGGCAGGAGCCGACAGGTGCGTGCCTGCACTTGGGCATGATCAGCTCAGTGACGCCGTTCTGGCCCTCCTCCGAATCGTTGTCACGGTGAACCAGGATGATGCAGTGGGCATCTGCCTCGATCTGGCCAGAATCACGCAGGTCGGAGGCGATCGGCTTCTTGCCCGGGCGCTTCGTCGAGTCGCGGTTGAGTTGAGCCAGCAGAATCACCGGCACCTCCAGCTCCTTGGCGATGTTGACGATGCCGGTGGAGATCTTCCCGAGCTCCGCGGTTCGGTTGAAAGCCTTGCCGTCGGAGCCGATCAAGCCGATGTAGTCGATCACCACCACGTCCAGGCCGTGCTTGCGCTTCACCTGGCGGCAGATGCTGCGAATGCGCGGCACGGTCAGGCCGGACTTGTCGCTGATGTACAGCGGCGCGTCCGCGAGCTTGCTGACTGCCGCCGTCAGGCGTGGCCAGTCATCGTCCTGCAGCTGCCCGTCGTCGAGTTTGCGCAGGTCCACACCGCCAATCGACGCGAGAGCACGGTTGCCCAGCTCTTCCTCTGGCATTTCGAGACTGAAGACCATGCCCACGCCCGCCCCGCTGCACGCGACGTGCTGGGCGATCTGCAAGCCGAGCGTAGTCTTGCCACTGCCCGGCAGGCCGGCCACGATGGTGACCGTCTTCTTGCGCAGGCCACGGATCAGCTTGTCCAGTTCCGCCAAGCCAGTCGAAAGCCCAGATTGCACGTTGCCATTGAGCTTGGCGTCGATGAGGTCGACGTTGCGGGTGATCACCTCGTCAATGCGCTTGTAGTCTGGCTCCCCGGTGTCCAGGTCGCGGATATCTGCCATCGCCTGCTGAGCGTTGGCGATAATCTCGGCCACCGGCCGGTTCTCGTTGGCCGACTCACGAACTGCGTCGGCGGCACCCACCAATCTCCGGAGTACTGCTCGCTCCCGAACAGTTTGCGCGTAGGCTTTCCAATTCGCGGTGCTGGGCGTGTTCCGCGCCAGTTCACCGGCATAGGCCAGAGTGATGTTGCCGCTCGGCAGATAGGGATTGAAGTCGTGTAGTGTCACCGGGTCAATGGGCTGGCCTGTGCCGTGCAAATCGATCATCACCTGGAACAGAGCAGCGTTCTCCGGGTCATGGAAGTCAGCCGTGGATACGCTGGTGGTGATCGAATCGAACAGGTTGCCGTCCAGCATCAGAGCGCCGAGTAGGGCGTGCTCCGCTTCGTCGCTGAAGAGCTCGCGATATCCATTCATGCCGTGGCCCTCATCGAGGACCAACTGAAACCGACGGCCTGCCCCCCGTTCTGCCGCAGGCGATCAAGAGCGCGTACACCGATGAACTGGCCAAGAGTGTTGGCCGCCAGGTTGGAGACCACCACGGTCGGCCGCACCAACTGGTAACGGCGGTCAATCACCTCGTGCAACAGGCCCAACTCGTACTCGCTACCCTTCTGTGCGCCTACCTCATCGATGACCAGCAGATCGAGCCCCGCCAGCTCACCGATCACATCGCGCTCTGTGTAGTCAGCGCCGCGCACCATCGCCCCCTTCGCGATGCGGATGATCTCCGCCGCCGAGACGATGACCGCCATCGCGCCGAACTCCCGGATCACCTGCTGGACCATGCCGGTGACCAGATGGGTTTTGCCGGTACCTACATTGCCGGACAAGATCAGCGAGCGGCCGACGCGATAGTTCTCCTCGAACTGATCAACGTAGGCCTGGCAGGTCGACAGAGCCCGCACCTTTTCCGACTCTGCACCAGTGATGAAGCTACTCAGCGTGCATCCAGCGAAGCGCGGAGTGATGCCAGAACCTATCAACAGCTCGTTGAGGGCCGCGGCCTTGCGGCGGGCCAAAGCCTGGGTATGTGCCTCGCTGCGGGTGTCGGCGGTGTTCATCGCCTCCCACTGACACCGGCGACAGGCGCGGACCAGGTACGAGCCATCGAACTGTTCAACCTCGGCGCCGTCGACAGCACCATGAACAGAGCACTGGGCCTCGAAGAAGCGAACATCCGGCGCCCGGCTGAATTTAGAAATTGGTTTGGCCATGAGGCACCTCCGGATATGCATTTTCGTAGTGTTGCGGCAAGTTGGTGAAAGCTGAACCGGTCGCGCGCTTGAGTTCGTCATGCCAACGCTCGCCGTTGAGCCATGTGGCAGCGTTCGGCACATACCTCCCGCCGTCCTTCGCCCAATCCTCCGAGAGGCAGTGATTGCCGAGCGCGGCGATTAGGGTCTGCTGCAACTCATCGTTCGGTGCGAGCTTCGCCCAGGCCTTGGCGGCGTCCTTGCGAGACTTTTTCTTTGGGTACAACTTCCAGAACTTATCGAAGCCATCAAGCTGATCACGAATGACCGTAGGTTTAGGTTCCTTGACTGGTTCAGAAGAGTGACTGGTTCTGGGGGCAGCTCCTGCCCCACCCCCTGGGTTATCTGGTGCCCCAGGTGGGTTATCTGGTGCCCCCCCCCCTAGGTCAGGAGCTGCCCCACCATCAAGCGACAAGTGAAATACATTCGACTGATTCAATTCGCCTTTCCGACGATATTCCCGGCGGAGAAAGCCGGCCTTTTCAAGCTCGCGAATATGCAGCTTCACGGTGGAGCGGCCGATCTCGCATTGGTCGGCAATGTGCTGGTAGGACGGCCAGCACTCGCCTTGGTCGCTGGCGTTGTCAGCCAGCTTCACCAGCACCAGCTTGCGTAGTGGGTTGCCAACCTTCGTTTTCATGGCCTTGACCATCAAATCCATGCTCATGGTCAGATCTCCAACTCAGCGCAGACGCGGCTGATGAAAGCGTCGTAACCTTCGGCCATCACCAGGCCCTGATCCTCCAGGGCTTGGCGGTACGCCTTGGCGCTGCCATACAGGACCCACCGATCACGCTCAGGCAGATTCTTGAACGCCGCGTAGGTCGGCCACGGGCCGGCGATTACCGACACGGGGCCTTTCTCGGCAGTTGTGGTTTGAGATTGGCGGTTCATTGTTTCGTCTCCCAAGCTGGCAACTGCTCGGTATCTGGGCAAAGCACCAAGTTCTCCAGATGGCGCTGCTGAACCGCGGTGCGAAGTGCGTCAGGATCCATACCCGTCAGCCGGCGCACGAGTACGCGGAGCGCGAGTGCGGCATGTGCAGACTCATGGCGAGCGTCCTGCATACAAACTTCGGCGCCCTCCTCATCGAACAGAATTTCGGTGACAAGGTCTGTTCCTATCCAGGCCTTGTAGGCGAGTTGATCGTTGGTGAAGCGCTCCATGTACGCTTCGTCAATTACGGTTGGCTCCGCACTTGGTTGAATGTTTTTGTCGCTCATTTCGCAGCCCTCTGGCGCAGCTTGAACCGGCCTTGCTGAATATCGGGATGGGTCGCGCGCTCGGCTGTCACGAAAGTGCACTCTGCGGCGAACCGGTCGAAACGGCGGGTGATGTCGGCCGTTGGCCAGATGGGGTATGGCTGGGCGCCGTCGTCGGCGTGATTACTGCGAACCATGGCGAAAGGGAGCGGCGCACCAGGGATATCGCGCATCACGGCGTTAATCACCCAGTGCGGAAGGCCGTGGCGGAGGTTGATGCGTTCGCGGATTGTGGTCATCGACTCGAAACCCGCCGGCCTTGAGTCGAGGTACCGAACCTGCTCGACTTTGGCCACGCGCGTTTCGATGCCCGCAACCACCTGCTCGGTCTGGTCCTGACGACGCTCCATGTCCACCAGAAGTTGAGCGTTGGCGAGCAGTTGCTCGGCAGGACTCAATTTGCGTTGGTAACCACCGGTTTTGCGGATGCTGGGCAACACTTCGCCCACTACCCACTCTTCGAAGGCCTCGGCCGATGGCATCTTCGAGCGCATGACGAGCCGGTAAAGATCACGCTCAGGCATTACCTTCGTCATTTGGTCACCGCCAGCGGAAGGGATGAGGATTTCCCTCACCCCTTTGCAATGCGTGCGGACAGCCTCATGAGGGTTTGAATACTCGAGCAGATCGGCGACGTCCTTGGCGACAAACCAGGGTTCACCGTGCTCGTCGGTGATGACGCGCACGTCAGCACCCTTGAAGTTGAATGGGGAGAGGGTCATTGCACACCCCCGGCATCAATAGCGTCGTGCGCCGCGCCGGCATGACGGCTTTTCCAGAAAAAGTTTCCCGTATCGAACGTGATCGACTCCAGCCGACATTCGATCTCGGTCGCAAGCGGGTTCTTCCAGCCACCGTCGAGCGACGGGACGATCTGAGCCAGCAGGATTGATCGCAGCTCGCGGAAGGTGGCGCGCGCCGCGTTCAACTTGGCCATCTGCTCGGGGGTGACGGTGACGTCGGAGATCAGCTCGCCCTGGATGACGAGAACAGAAGGAAGCGTGTTCATTGAGCACCTTCTTCGATCATGGCGGCTTCAATGCCGGCGTGCGAGGCGTAGACAAGCGCGAGCGCAGCGTCAGCTGCCAGATAGACCAAGGTCGCCTCGTGCGTGCATTCGGTGACGTTCATAAGTGATCGCAGCCCAGCACAAACGGATTCCAGATAGCTCGTTGCCGCGTCGAGTGAGTCCGCAACCGGAACACCACCGGTGGCACTGAAGACTTCGGCTCGACCTGATCCGCTGAATGGATGCTCAATGGTCTGGAGTTGAGAGTTCATTGGACGACCTCCGCTGCTGCTTCCGCGCCTTTCTGAACCGACCAAACGAGAGCGCTAACCGTTTCTGCGAGAAACCCCAGTGCCGCCATGCCGTCGCAGTAGGACATTTCGCCCATGTTCAAGCTGTCGTGCATGTGACGGCAAAGCTGGCTGAGGCCAGAGGAAAGAACTTTGGCGGTTTCGAGTGCATCCTCCGCGGCTGTACCAGCTGCAATGCTGAGCAACTGGATCCCACGGTTATCGATTGGGGTTTCGCAAAAGCCGACATGGCCTGTCAGCAATGCTTGCGCTACTGATGTTGCAGTGCTATTTTCTGGGTGCATTGATTCGTCTCCTACAGACGAAGAAGTACTGAACACTCCCTGCAAGGAGTGGATTAAGAGGCCCGCCTGCAAGCGGGCTTTTTTGTGTCTGACGTTTAGGTTTCCCCATCATCCGCGACACAAAAATAATGCAACCCCCTCTGATAAGAGGGCTGATGCCTACCCTGGACGGGCTAGCGGAATTGACGCTTGTGGGCGCATGAAATGCAGTCCTAGTAATGTAATGGTTTTATTGAAGCGGCAAATGCCAGCCAAAGGAAGTCCCGGAAGAGGGCCTATTTTCGACAAGGCTGCCCTTCCAAAATTAGAGCTGCGACTCAAAACCACGCTAGAAACACCAGATCTCATTGCACAACCAATTCACTGGATGGATGAACAGAGCCATTCGGCCCACATGCGAAGCCTGAGAATTCAGGGGATGATTCACCTACCTTGTGGCGAGCTTCGACTTGAGCAATCAGGTCGCACAGCGAGGAAGCTTTGATGGCTCCAAGGGTTACGATCTCAGCGAGAAGCGCCTTCTCGGGACTGACCTTCTGCGACCCTGACAGCCAGTAAGAGACAGTGGCCTGGGACACACCCAGAGCTTCGCCAGTTTTAGACTGGCTTCCAAAGTGATTTATTAGTTCGCTGATTTTATGAGCCACGACCTTGGCCTCTGATAAGTCTTTTTATAGACTGCACAGAAGCAAACTTCTTTGCAACCCCATAAGTATGTTTATAGGATCGGCGGATGAAACTATCAGACCGCGTCAAAGCAGCCAGGAAGCATGCAGACCTCACTCAAAGCCAACTCGCTGAGCGAGTTGGTATTGCTCAAACTGCCATAAGCCAGCTTGAATCAGGAAAGACCCTGCGTTCCTCGTACCTCCTTCAGATCGCAGAAGCTTGCGGCGTCTCCGTGATGTGGCTGGCTTCGGGTATCGGTGGGATGCTCATGTCTCCCGAGCAGGCAGCCTTTCATGCTGAGGGCAAGGAGCAGTGGGAGGCATTCGAAGAAGGAATGGACCTGGCCCACGAACACAACGACGAAAATTCAGATTCGAATATGGGTGCCGTTCCTATAAGTGTTTGGGATGACGAAACACCGCTCGACGATGATGAGGTGGAAATCCCGTTCCTGCGGGAAGTGGAACTGTCTGCTGGAGGCGGACGCACCGTGATCGAACAAAGCAATACGACGAAGCTAAGGTTCGGCAAGCGATCTCTGCGCTCTCGCGGAGTTCAGTTTGACCAAGCGGTTTGTGTGATTGTCTCCGGAAACTCAATGGAGCCAGTACTGCCTGATGGGAGCACCGTAGGGATCAACACGGGCCAAAAATCAGTGGTAGATGGCAAGATGTACGCTCTCAAGCACGATGGCCAGTTGAGAGTAAAGGTTCTTTATAGGCTGCCTGGGGGAGGGATTCGTTTGAGGAGCCTGAACAACGCAGAGCACCCTGATGAGAGCTATACGCCAGAGCAAATGAAGGAGAACGATATCGAGATCATCGGCCGAGTTTTCTGGGGGGCTTCATTTTTTGGTTAACCCTGGTGACCACCAAACGCCCAGTTTCTACTGGGCTTTTTTTTGTCCGGCGGTCTGAAAATAAGCGACAGAAGGCAAAATATAAAAATACTTCTTGCCAGAGATTATAAACACACTTATATTTTCACCCATTGGAACGCTTCGATGGAGACGGATATGAGCACAGTTATCAATTTCGGCAAGCTGCAGGGAACAACCGGAGTTCTTGCTGAACAAGAGCTGCGTGCTGCGCTCGCGATCTGCTCCGGCCTAGCCAACAAGGAAATCGCGAGGGTTGTTGGCTGTGCTCCCGGCACCGTCAAAAAATCCATTGAGCGCATCTTTTACAAGCTTGGTGTAACAAGCCGATCGGCGATTCCCGCCGAACTCTTCTACCGTGGCATTGCACGGCACTTAGTGGTCCTCGTCTGCGCAATCCTCACGGGCCATGCCACGATTACCGATGAACACATGAACCGTATCCGTCGCCCAGGCGAGCGCCGGATCGAGACACGCGTTGCATTGCGACGCATCGAAGTCGCGCTCACCGCTTAACTCCAACCTTTTTTGCGAAAGCCAACAACGCGGCCGGGATTCGTTCGGCCTGAAAAAGGAGATACACCATGTTGATTCTCACCCGAAAGCCAGGCGAAACCATTCGCATAAACGATGACATAAGCGTCACAGTTCTCGGCGTCAGCGGGCAACAGGTGCGCCTGGGTATTGCGGCGCCCGATACCGTCGACGTTCACCGCGAAGAGATTTACCAGCGCATTCAAGCTGGGATTTCAAAACCGACAGCGCCTGACACGCAGTCGATGCACATCAACGACCGCGTGAAGATGATCGGCGCTGAACCTGCCTTCATGACAGTTGTGTTCAAGCTGCCATGCCTCAATGACGCGCAAGCGCTGATCGATAAACTGCCCTACCGCGAAAAGTCTCTCGGCACCGAAGCCCATGTGTTCGGCTACTCGGCCGGTAACCTCATGGAGGAAAACCCATGCGTGCAATGATCTCGATCGCAATGCTGCTGATTGCCGGCCTCGCAGTCGCGAACGAGCAAGTCATCAGCGTGCAACACGACAGCCATCGCGGCGTCACCTGCTGGATCTTGAACGACAAGGGCATCAGTTGCTTGCCTGATAGTTCGCTCCCACAGATTGCCTCCCCCTCAAGCGAGGCGGCGCGGGCTGCTATGGCTAATGATCATGGTCAAAACGAGCAGTTCAGCACCAGCCCGCTCCCGCAGGTCGAGAGGTTCCAGTTATGACGACCATGACCCAAGGGACACACCTGCACCTGCAGAGTGATTTGGAGAAGCTCGGCGAGCGCCTGATCCGATTCGGTCAGGCTCTCAAAAGCCCTGATACCACCGTGGGCCAACTGACCGCACTGGCTAGTTCATGCGGTATCAAGTTAAAGCTTCGCGCGGTGGCTGAGTCGGAGGGTCGCAGCGATGAATAAGCCTATAGACGCGACACAAAACGAGACTGACGAAAACGTGTCGCGACACGAAACACGGTGAAGTCATGCGCTATGTGACTGTCAGGAAATTTGCCAGCGAGTCTGGTTACACAGAAGACGCGATCCGCTCAAAGATCCGCGACGGGATCTGGCGGCTCGGCGAGATATGGATCAAAGCGCCGGATGGCCGGACGCTTCTCGACATAGAAGGATATGAGTCATGGGTAGAGGCGGGCGGGGAGTTCGGGCGGTCTCTGATACGAGTATCGAAATCACGTTCATGTATCGGGGCGTCCGGTGCCGCGAGCGCATCACTCTCAAGCCCACCGCCACTAACCTGAAGAAGGCCGAGCAACACAAGGCGGCGATCGAGCACGCGATATCGATCGGCACCTTCGACTACTCGGTGACGTTCCCAGGTTCTGCCCGGGCCGCGAAGTTCGCCCCCGAGGCATCGCGAGAAACAATGAACGGCTTCTTGACCAGGTGGCTGGAGGCGAAGAAGAAGCACGTGGCCAGCAGTACCTTCGATGGATACCGCAAGCTGGTCACCCTGCGTCTCATTCCAGCCCTCGGCGACACGATGCTGGTCGACTTGAAGCGGAAGGCGGTGCGCAACTGGCTGGACACTTTGGAGGTGAGCAACAAAACGCTCAGCAACATCCAGAGCTGTCTGCGCTCCGCACTGAATGATGCGGCCGAGGAAGAGTTGATTGAGTTGAATCCGCTCGCCGGCTGGACCTATTCACGCAAGTCCGCTCCTCCGAAGGATGATGACGTTGACCCTTTCAGCCCAGAGGAGCAGCAAGCGGTGTTGGGCGCCCTCTCCGGCCAGGCACGCAACATGATGCAGTTCGCCCTCTGGACCGGCCTGCGTACCAGTGAGCTGGTGGCGCTGGACTGGGGAGATATCGATTGGCTGCGGGAAGAAGTGATGGTCAGCCGAGCAATGACCCAGGCCAGCAAAGGAAAGGCTGAAACCACGAAGACCGCCGCAGGGCGTCGAAATGTGAAGCTGCTCAAGCCTGCGCTGGAAGCGTTGAAAGCGCAAAAAGCGCACACGTTCTTGGCCGACGCCGAGGTCTTCCAGAACCCGCGCACGCTTGAGCGCTGGGCTGGCGACGGGCCGATCCGGAAAACGATGTGGGTTCCCGCGATGAAGAAAGCGGGCGTACGGTACCGGCGCCCGTACCAGACACGCCACACATACGCTTCAATGATGCTTTCTGCCGGTGAGCACCCTATGTGGGTTGCCAAGCAGATGGGGCATACAGACTGGACAATGATCGCGAGGGTATATGGCCGCTGGATGTCCAATGATGAGAGTAAAATGGGACTGAAGGCTGTTGCACAGTGGGGTGTTGACACCTCCGAGTCTACTAAGCATTTACGTGAGGGCGCCCACAATGCCATCATCAAACCTTAATTCTGCAGAATCAAGGAAGGATAAAATGGCTTGGGTCACACCACTTTATAGCAAGGAGCGCGTGAAAAGAGCAGGGGTTACCCTATTCAATGACAATGCCACGGACGATGAGTACGAAGAAGCGTTGCAGATCCTGAATAACTGGCGCTCTAGCCATAGCTACCCAGTCAATACGTTCCAAGCAGGGCTCAGGACCAAGCTAAATGCCATGGGTGTTAATGGAATTGTCGCCCAACGATTAAAACGTATTCCATCAATCATGGCAAAACTTGAAAGATTCAAGAATATGAGTCTTTCTAGGATGCAGGATATCGGTGGACTTAGAGCTGTTGTCGCGACTGCGAAGCAAGTGTATGAACTACGCGATTCATACGTTGACAAAAGCAAATTTGAACACGTTTTAGTATCAGAAAACGACTATATAAAAGAGCCTAAAGAATCTGGATACCGCGGCATTCATCTTATTTATAAATATAATAATCGAAAAGGTGGAGCGAAGGCCTATGAAGGCCTTCAAGTCGAATTGCAGATCCGTAATGAGCTTCAGCATGCGTGGGCAACTGCCGTTGAGACTGCTGGTGTATTTCTAAATCAAGCCCTGAAGTCTAGCCTTGGAAATGGTCGATGGCTTGAATTTTTCCGTTATGCTTCCTCTAGTTTCGCACTGCTAGAAGATTGCCAAGTTATGGACGCACATCGCAGCTTAGGGCCTAAAGAAATTTTCGACTTAATGCTGACGATGGAAGCGGAACTCGAAGTTGTGAAAAGCCTCGGGATGTACAAGACGCTGGTCGAACATTTGAAAGACACAGCTGGTGAGAAAACACATTATTATTTATTGGAACTTAACGCCACAGCAATGAACGTGAGCGTTAGCGGTTACGCCAGGGAAGCATTGCCTTTAGCTACAAGCGACTACCTTGATCGTGAGAAATGGGCAAAAGGCAAGGAGGGAATTCAAGTCGTGCTGGTAGCGGCGCAGTCGCTGACAGCCCTCCGGAAAGCCTATCCAAACTATTTCCTCGATACTGGAAAATTTGTAAGTCAAATTAACCGAATTCAGGCCGTAGTTGAGCGCTGGGACGACTCAGTATCCATGATTGAGCTCAGGAGCCCACGTAAACGAATTCGCCGAACCAATGTTGTTGCCGGTTAAAAGAATGACAGCAAAATGGCAGCTTGAAGGCTGAAAGCATTGCATCACAAGGGTTAGACGCGGGTTCAAATCCCCCCGGCTCCACCAACTTTACATCTAAAGACGTCCACGGACGTCTTTTTTTGTGCCTGAAATCCACTGAATACGGGGCTTTCAGCGCCGCCAGCGTCCACGGACGTCTAAGAGCAGCCACGCTTTATGGCATTCCAAATGGCATTCCAAGCCCGACAGTGCTAATTTTTGGAATGCCAATCTCATCCTGGAATGCCAATGTGCGCACAAGCGGTTCGCCTCTCTGAACTCAAAATCAAATCCGCCAAGCCTGATGAAAAGGATTACGTCCTGTTCGACGGCGGCGGACTTCAAATGCGAGTGAGAAGCAATGGCTCTAAGCTATGGAACTTCAACTATCGACACCCTGTGACGAAGAAGCGGATCAACATGGGCCTCGGTACCTTCCCAGAAGTATCGCTAGCACAGGCACGAAAGGGCTCCATTGCAGCGAGGGAAATACTTGCCCAAGGCATCGATCCCAAAGAAAAACGAGATGCCGTGCTGCAAGCAAAGCAAGCTGAAACCGAGCACACATTCCGGAATGTCGCGACGGAATGGTTTGAACTGAAAAAGGATGCGGTCACACCAGCTTATGCCGAGGACATCTGGCGCTCATTGACGCTGCATGTATTTCCGGATTTAGCCACCACACAGATTTCAGCCATCAGCGCCCCACAAGTCATCAACCTTCTTCGACCACTCGAAACCAAAGGTAGCCTTGAAACCGTTAAACGGCTGTCACAGCGACTCAACGAGATCATGACTTATGGGGTCAACTCAGGACTGATACACGCAAATCCACTCAGCGGGATTCGCTCCGTCTTCAAGAAGCCGAAAAAGAAGAACATGGCGGCACTTGCTCCCGATGAGCTGAAAGAGCTCATGGTGTCGATTGCCAACGCCAGCATAAAAAGAACTACGCGCTTCCTTATCGAATGGCAGCTCAACACCATGACCCGCCCAGCCGAAGCTGCAACCACGTGCTGGGCCGACATCGACTTCGAGAAGCGTATCTGGACGATCCCTGCCGAGCGGATGAAGAAACGACGCATACATATCGTGCCGCTCACAGATCAAGCACTGGCATTGCTGGAGGCAATCAAACCCTACAGCGGACACCGGGAGTACGTATTCCCTGCAGACCGGGACCCTCGAACCCATTGCAATAGCCAGACCGCCAACATGGCGTTAAAGCGCATGGGCTTCGAAGGCCGACTGGTAAGCCACGGCATGCGCTCAATGGCTAGTACCATTCTCAACGAACATGGCTGGGAGCCTGAGTTAATAGAGGTAGCACTAGCCCACGTCGATAAGGATGAGGTACGCAACGCCTACAACCGAGCAGAGTACATCGAGCGCAGACGCCCGATGATGGCCTGGTGGAGCGACCACATCCAGGAAGCTGCTACCGGCAACCTATCTGTGTCAGCCATCAGAGAAAATAGAGATAAAAAAGTCGTTTCAATACGATGACCCCCAGGGCGACTTGCGACCCAAAGCGGCCCTACGCACTGCGTTCGGTCTGTAGGTAGAATCCCAACTTCTAACCAGTACGCGCCAGGTTCAGGGAAATGGAGAATGCCTTGAGTGTGAAGATTAGCTTCAACAATGAACTGGCAGTTGCCAGCATCCCGCTGACCGATTGGGCTCCGCCGCTGGTCGAACACCTGGGACGCTACCTTGACGTCAGCGAGGGCATACTTCAGCTAGACTACGCCCACCTGGCTGCCGAGAACACCAGCGATACGTACAATTGGCTAGGGATGTCGCTAACCGGTTGTGAGAACTTTGCGTTCGAATTC